ACGCTATGGCCACAACAAACAAGAAAACACGACACAACCACACAAAGAAACAGACTAAACAACAAATCTTGATTCAAAAAATATATGTGAAGAATCAGGTAAGAGAATATTAGAAACACAATCTAAATCTCCAGACATAATTCTACATTCTAATTTAATCTGATCTTCGATTGAAATGTGGTAGAGGTCAGCAAACAATTGTCGAGTGTCACTGGTTGGATTAAATTGCGGTATGTTAAAATCACTAGGAACAATATCGTGAAAGCCATCATAAACAAAACGAGGTCGATAACCTTCCGACATTAATAAGGCCTTGCGAGCAATAACAGACACAATGGGACAATGAGGGGTCTCATAAATAGCAGACAATGCCTTGGCACGCAATAACTCATACATAACTTTATCATTAGCATACAAATGAGAATGAGTCCAACCAAAACTATCCAAAAAACGACGTGGATCACGAATACATTGACGAGAATTCGAAAATATAAGTCGACAAAAACTAGCGCGGACAGGATCTTGAAATTCCTCTATTTTAATAGTGAAACCACACTTTAAATAATCGTCACTAGTAATTTTACATGGGATAGGGACAGCAAACAGGCCATCATCACCCTCAACCAATGCAGAAACACGATCGGGAGTGTATCCTTTCAAGGATAAAATATAATAAAACAACATCAAATTTGTGAAACCATTGCCAAGAGAAGTACACATATCACCAGACATTCGCAACCCTTTACAATTAGCTCGAATACCAGAACGTGTATGCATACGATTAACACCGCAAAGTGTATTGTTAATCAAATCAGCACGAGAACCGACCATGTATGTATACAAGATACATTCACAAGATCGCATCAATTCAGGAGTGAAATGAGATTCATACGCGGTGAAATCAGTAGCATAATAATGAACATTGTCAGAACGAATAGATAAAACACGATCAACACGTTCTTCAGGAAGAGATGTTTCACAAATTGAGGCAATGCGTAAATAACAGATTCTATTGATTTAAAAATAGGACCAGAATAAACTTTAAACGCATCGCAACGAGAATTGATCATTCGCATGAATTTGAAATCATCGTAACGTTCAGTTTTAGGAAAAGTATCAATATGTGAACACTGACGTTTAGTTGGTAAGCCACCACGCAACGCATTGAAAGCAGCGTCATATTGTGCAAGACGAGACTGTGAAAATCGCAACGTAGAACGCCACTGATAATAATCAAACACAGAATCACACGGTGTTAAATTTTCTTTACACCATTGCGTAACGAAGGCAGCAAATCGATGAGCAAATTCAGGATCGGGCTTCAGAACTATACGAAAAAGGCGTTTTAAATAACCACACAACACAGAGTACGGATCACTAGTGTCACAGCAAATCGGGACAAATCCACGTAAAAACCCCCACGGTAAACGACGAAACATAACACGACGTTCATTCCGTTTGCCAACTAATTTTATTTTATTTTTAACAATGGGAGCTTTCAGTGGAACTTCATCAGCACGAGCACCATAAACAAATACACGAGGATTCGGGGTGCTATTAGAGCCACCCCACGTGTTGAAAATCCGGATGTTCAACAAGATAAGAAGCAATATCAACGGTAAAACGGGTAACGCCAATATGCCAGCGATCAGGAATGGGAAGTGATGCGACACGGCTGGCAATTTTGTCAAGGTCACCGATAATGCGAGTACCACTTCTAGGGACATCGTTTAACACGGTTGTCAGTAATGCAGGACAATAAATATAGGTGTCAGAAATCGAACTATGAGACGCCCAATAATATGTCGACAAGCATCCAATACCAGCGAAAAACGATTGAATAGTAACAGAAATGTACACCGCAAATTTCGGATCACACCAAGCAAAAATTTGCAAAATCGTGATAAAATAAAGTAACTCACAGGTCAACACAATCACGACTGCCAGACCGAGGGCACGCAACAAAGACAGCAACCAGACAGCAACGCGCAATGAATTTCGAAAATGAGCGACAATATACAGAGCTGGTTGTTTCAATTCATCAACATGTCGATTAGAAATCACACGAGTATCCTCAACATAGGGCTTAACGATTGTTTCATAATCGACAAGATAAAAAAGCGCAGAAAACATTGGAAAGATACCGAACTTAGAGCAAAATACTTGTTGCATGTGTTCAGGACTAACATGAAGTCCATCCAATGGACGTGACGGAATGTCCTTCTTACAAGGACGACCCTCATTGGGGGATGTTGATTGAAATCCAGAATCACAGGAAGGAGGTCCTTCACCGAACATGTCGTCTCCAGCTTGAGCATCTTGATCCATGGTGATTTTTGGTTCAGCAACAACGACTTCCTCTTTAAATTCATCAAGAGAAATAACATCACCTCGGTCAAGACCTGCATCATCAGAGCCAGGCACAGCATCAACATCATCAGCTTCCATCGACGCACGCAACCCCAACAGAAGCAGCCGGGGCATTGTCGAATTGATCTTCGACTTCATTCTGCGCTTTAACACAACGATCACTGAGGCCAGGATGAGCACCGAAATAAACTTTGGCAGAATGGAACGACGAACTGACGGATCCTTCACGATCCACTTGACTGAAAACTGAAGCACGTTGTGTGTTCACATCAATAAGGTCACATAAACACACAGGACATTTGTAAAGCTGATTGGCAGCACATTTACGCCCTTCAGCATAAACGATTTCAGCTTTAACGTGTTTCATCCCAGCAAACCGACAGCCGTGTTCACAAGGTCCGTGTTGTCCACCATAAAGACCATGTTGGACAATTTCCAGGGCAAGTCCAGGATGTTGTTCAATAATATCGATGAACAAATGCACCAAATCAGAGCAACATTGGACATCCAGGTCACGCAAGACAAAACGCACTTCATTGCCAGGAACCAAGTACTCAAATTGAACCTGAGCACTATGATGGAACTCAAGAATTGAAATACGAAATTGACCAACTTCAACGACAAGGCGAGGGAGAGGGATTTCGTACATCAATTCAACATTGGCAACGGGAAAATGAAACGAAGGATTTGGTAACTGTGAAGCAACGATGTGAGAACATAATTCATCTTCAGCATGAATTTCATTGATAATCTCATTCATCTTCGATTCATCTTCCTCAGTAGGACCAAGTGCGTTCAAAGGTCGAGCATCAGATTTTTCACCACCGTCACGACCTTCTTTCGGACGATGTGATGAAGAAACAGCGACATTCGTTGGAACTCCCAATTGATTACCTTTCTTCGGACGGCGAGGAGCATTTGGATCTCGAACTCTTTTGCCATTCACGATAAGCAATTGACCGTCATCTTTGTGGACAAATTGCGTCTTCCATTTACCAGGTTCGATATTTGGAAGATGTTGAGCGCGACGAGAAGCAAGAACAGTACGGCGAATTGCTTGTTTAACACGCAACTGGACACGAGGTTTAGCATGAAAATTGGTAACAGGCTGCACTTCACGTTGTTCAACTTCCAAATCATTATCTTGGTCATAATCCGGAGGAAGAAAATCAGCTTCCGTGGGCTTGTTACGACGCAACCATTCACCAAATGATTCATCCCGACGATAGGATTCCTCATCTTTGAACCGTTGCTTTTCTTCACGCTCCATTCGTTCCAGTTCTTCACGTTGAAAGTCATCCATGGTATACATATCGTCATGGGCACGATTGTATAAATAATCACGAGAAAATTGAGCTTCATCTTTCGGCGACGAAAATTGACGATGAACAGAATCTTGAGTCATTTGAAAAGCCATGGTTGTAATCTTGAGAATTTGAAACTCTGAAATAAAGCCCCAAAGGTGAAAAATGTCG